CACCGGCCCCTACAACACCGGCGACCCGGCCGACAGCGCGGACGCGGTGGGCGAGTACGACGAGGGCGTGGAGGTCAACGTCGCCGACGACGCGCAGCTGCCCGACCAGGCATCGTGGCGCGTCGCCCTGTCCACCGTGGACGAGGACCGCTACCCCGTCGTCCGTATCGACCTCGCCCGCAACCCCGACCTCGTCGACCAGGTCGCCGGCCTGTACGTGGGGGACCGGCTGACCATTGCCGACCCGCCGCCGGAGCTGGCCCCCGACACGATCGAGATCATCGCCGAGGGCGGCACCGAGCGGATCGGCCACCCCAACCACCTGGATGTCGACCTCAATGCCAGCCCCGGCAGCCCGTGGCTGGTGGCTCAGATCGTCAACGACCGCAAGGTCGGCGACACCGTCGAGGACTTCGAGGACACCGACCTGGCCGTCACGATCACCGACGGCGGGAACCTTCCCTGGCAGCGCACCACCACCCAGGCGCACACTGGGTCCTGGTCGTTGGGGTCCGGTGCCATCGCCAACAACCAGACGTCCGACGCGATCGTGGCGATCCCTGCGGGGACGAGCACGCTCACGTTCTGGTACCGCACGTCGAGCGAGGCGTCAGGGCCGGGCTTCGAGGGTGACCGGCTCCTCGTCCTGGTCGACGGAGTCGAAGTCCTGCGGGCCCAAGGGGAGACCGCCTGGACCCAGTTCGTCACCGATGTCACGGGCGCCGCCGCAGTCACCTTCCGGTACGTCAAGGACAACTCCGCTTCCGCCGGGTCCGACCGTGTATGGATCGACGACCTGACCCTCACTGTCCCGCTGTCCTACCCGGCAGGCACGAACAAGCCCAACCGGTTCGACACCGGCAGCTCGCACCTCGTGGCCGCGGTGAACTCCTCGGCCACCAGCTTCGTCGTGCACACACCGCCGAACGGCATCCGGGACCGCTCCCCGTGGATCCAGTCCACGGGTATCACCGGCCTGCTGCCCGCGCAGTTCCCCTTCGACCTCAGGCTCGGCGGGGAAGTCGTGCGCTGCACCGCCTGCACGCCGTCCGCGCTCGACCAGTTCGGGCGGTCGGCGTCGAGCGGCTGGGGCAGCGCGACGGTGGGCGGGGCCTGGTCCACCTCGGGCGGCTCGGCGACGGACTACGACGTCAACGGCAGCGTCGGCCGGCACTCGCACGGCACCCGGAACGTCTTCCGGTACACGTCGCTGAACGGGCTGTCGCTGGCCGACGTCGAGGTGCGGGCCAGCGTCACCATCCCCGTCGTGCCGACCGGCGACGGCCTGTCTGCGTTCGTCGTGGCACGCGCCAACATCGGCACGGGGGCGTACTACTTCGCACGGCTGACGGCCGCCACCACGAGCACGGTGCAGCTGACTCTCCGCAAGAGGCTGCCCGCCGAGACGCTCCTGGCGACCGCCCCGCACACGCTGCCGTTCACCGCGGGCGCCACGTACCGGGTGCGCCTCCAGATCGAGGGAACCACGGTGCGGGCGAAAGCCTGGCCGCTGGGTGGCGTGGAGCCGGAGGACTGGGAGGTGTCGGCCACCGACACGAGCCTCACCTCTGGGGCCGTCGGCTGCGGCTCGTTCATCCCGACCACCAACACGAACACCCTGCCGGTGCTGTTCTCGTTCGACGACTTCGAGGTGTTCCCCCAGGTGATGACCGTGCAGCGCGGCATCAACACCGTCGTCAAGAGCCACGCCGCAGGCGCCCCGATCTCGCTCGCCCGGCCCGCGCCCGCCGCCCTGTAGGAGGACCCCGGCATGTCGATTCCCCAGTGGTTCGCGGGCCAGATCATGACCGCGGACGCCGCCAACGCCCGGCACCCCAAGCTGATCCAGCAGGAGAACGATCAGACGGTCACCTCCTCGACCACGGTCATCAACTCGGAGATCGTGTTCACCCCGGAGCCGAACGCGACCTACCTGTACTGGCTGTGGATCTCCTACTCGGCGACGATCAACTGTGGTTTCCGGTGGTCGTGGCTCGCCGCAGGGGCGACGTTCTGCTCGTTCACCCAGTCCATCTCCAGCCCCGGCGCGAGCGGCACCGCGAACACCCCGCAGTCCGTCAACTTCCGGCGCCCGGCCAACACGACCGGCCGTCTGGCGGGCGGCTCCGACGCGGCCTCACCGCCGGCGAACTTCCACTCGGCCTACGACGTCGGGACGTTCACCACCGACGGCACCACCAGCACGGTCACCCTCCAGTTCGCGCAGGCAGTCTCGCACGCCAACCAGACCATCCTCCGCGGCGGCAACCAGACCCGCATGGTCTACATGCGCATCGGCTGACCGCCGCCCACCCGCACCGCCCCGAGCCCACCAGGCCGGGGCCTTTCTCATGTCTGGAGCCCCGATGGCACCACCCCTGAGCCCTGACCGGTTCATCGCGATCCTCAGATCCGAGGGCGTCAAGATCTCGGAGTATCCCGGCTGGCGCGACCGCGAGCGGGACGACGAGACCGGGAAGACCTTCGGCCCCGTGCACATGGTGCTCAACCATCACACGGTGAGCCGGAACTCCCGCGACATCGTCGCCCGCGACGGCGTCGCCGGCCTGCCCGGACCGCTCGCCCACATCCACCTCGCCAAGACCGGCGTCGCCACCCTCTGCTCGGCCGGGCGCACCAACCACGCCGGGCTCATGGCGAGGAACGCGTACAACAGCTTCCTCAACGAGGACCCCGTCCACCCGGCACCGGACAAGAGCGCCGGCACCGTCGACGGCAACGACGTCGCCTACGGCATCGAGACCGAGAACCTCGGCGACAACAAGGACCCATACACGCGGGCCCAGTACGACGCGTGGGTGCGGATCAACGCAGCGATCTGCCGCGAGTACAACTGGTCCGCGGACTCGTGCGGCGGTCACAAGGAGACCAGCGTCGAAGGCAAGGTCGACCCGCGCGGCCCCGTCGAGGGGTACGGGTCGCGCGGCTCGTTCGCCTTCTCGATGGGCCAGTTCCGCAAGGACGTCGACGAGCGCCTGGCCCACGCGGCCAGCTGGTCACCCGGCGCGACGACGCCGGCCCCGAAGCCCACCGTCGAGGAGCGGCTCACCGCTCTGGAGAAGACCGTCAAGGACCAGGGCGTGCGCCTCGCTGCCCTGGAGAAGGGAGCCTGACCATGGCATCGTCCTCCGCCCCCATCGAGAAGAAGGTGAAGGCGTCCTCGGCGGTCGCCTACCTGGTCAGCCTGGCTGGGCTGGCGATCCTCGGCGCGGTCACCGACGACCCGTCGCTCATCAGCAGCATGCCGGACGCGCTGGAGCCGTTCGTCCTCGCGCTGGTCCCGGCTGCCGCGTCGTGGATCGCCGGGTGGGCGGCCCCGCACACACCGCGCTCGGACGTCTGATGCGCGCGGCGGTCCGGCGGATCGGCAAGCAGCTGGGCCGCCGCGGCGTCTTCCTCCTCATCCTCGGTGTAGGCAAGACCTGCTGGGGCGCGAGCTTCCTCGTCGACCCTCCGCCCGCCGCTGGCCTGGAGTTCCTCACCCAGTTCTGCGGCCTCCGCCACTGGGCATGGCTGTGGATCGCGTGCGGCCTGGTCACTGGAGTCTCGGCCTTCCTGCGTGTGGGCCGGGACGGCTTCGGATTCCTGGCCGCGCTCATTCCCCCCACTGTGTGGGCCTTCGCCTACACCGTCGCTGTGTTCAGCGGCGACTACTCGCGCGGCGGTTTCGTCGCCGTCTGGTACGCGACCTCGCACGTCGGGGTCATCATGTGGGCGGCCACGGTGCCCGAGTACTCGGTCCCCCCAACACCGCGGACCGCCCGGAGAGGCAAGGCCGCATGAACGTGGGCGAGTGGGCGGCGGTCATAGGCGCCGCCGGCAGCATCCTCGGCGGGGGCGGATGGTTCGTCGCCCGAGCCACGCGCGACGCCGCCCGGGCGACCGCCGCGGCGACCGAGGCCGCGGCCCGCGCGAACGCTGCGCCCGCGCAGCAGGCCGCGAACCTGGCCGTGCTGGAGGCGACGGTGAAGCGGGTCGACGAGGAGAACGGGCAGCTGCGCGGGGCGATGTCCCGACTCGAGGCGGTGGTGCGGGCGTTCGCGTGGACGACGGACCGATGGTCGCGGCAGATGCACCGCGCCGGCATCGAGCCCGAGCCCGCTCACCCGCTCGTCGACGAGTACAACCGAACCGGCGTGTGACAACAGCGCCCCCTGCACGGTCCATCACGGGCCGTGCAGGGGGCGCTTCGTCATGCCCGGTTACTCGTCGAGGTCGATAACGAAGTCGACGATGGTGGTGTCGCCGCGGCGCACGATCGGATGGGCTACCTCGACGATGCGGCCCGTGTCGGCGATGTGCCTGCGGGTGTACCGCAGGACCGGGACCCCGGCCCCGATCCGCAGCGTCGCCGCCTCCAGCTCGGTGGGCATGCCCGCAGTGAACGACTCCGTGATCCGGGTGACGCGCAGGCCG